CCTGCAGGTAGTCAGCGTGAAAGCGCAGTCAGTTGTCGATTAAGTCTTGCATTTGCTGCGCCACTACCATCATCGTGCTGTCACCTTGACTGCGGTCAATCCGCTTTGACTCGGCAGTTTCTGCGCTGAGCTTTGCACCCATCACAGCAGCTAATCCAAGCTCGTTTATCTGTGACGCAATCTGATCAAGCCTGCGGAACTGTGCGTCGTAGCTGTTGCCAGCAGGTTCGATATAGCTCGCAGACGCGCCTTCAGGCAGTGCTAAAGCTTCACCTGGCCCTGCGCTAATTTCTTCTGCTGCTGCAGGGAAACCAAACAACGCAAGCATCGGCACTGCGCTGATGTGCAATTGATTCCCAAGATCTGACTGCACTTGATAATGCTGCAGATTTAGCTCGGCAATATCAGCCAACGGCGGAAACGATTCCAGAACACCAGTCCGGTTGGAGTAAGCAACGCTAAACGGGATCTCGCTCAAACTTGTTGTGCCCTCATCAACAACACGGAAGTCGCCTTTTTGATCTTTTTGAAAGATCTCAAATGCTCCAGGGGTCAAGACGCGTACTTGTTCGACCTGTTTTTCGCCGTACAAACCATCTGGAACAATCACCTTTTCAAATAAACGAAGCTGAGTAAATTTTTGCTTGCCATCCTCTATTTCAACTCTCCAGCCGAGTATGTCGCGAGGGCTGTAAGTGACGTAGTAAGGACGGCCATTTTCGCCAGAGGTAGGCGCATCAACAAGAACGCCTACATGCCCATACCTGATACAAATTCGGGAAGTGTTGTAAAGCCATGTCTGCAAGTCATTCCCCTGCAAATCAACATCAAACAATTGTTCGCGGATTTGATCAGAAACATCGTCAAGCCTGACTGGTTTACGTGTCAACATGCCAGCCAACATGCGCTCTAATCTGACGTAATAAGGCGCAAGAACTGAGCGTTGTAGCCTGTTGTCATAAGCTTCATCTAATTCTCTAGGCTCCTGCGGTAAAAACTTGCGGTGGCCTTTTCTGATTTTGTATGTGCCGCCAAGTAAATGTTCAATCAATCCCCAATGCGGTTCCTGATTAACCCAAGCTGTCGATGGGTCATTAACTTGAGTGACGCTGCCGACTCGTTGGCGACCACCAGAAAAGCCTGAATACACAGTTAAGTCCCGCCCAATGCCGTCAGTTTAGTAAAGCCTGATGCCAGTGCCTCGGCCAGCGCGAGCATGAATCATGCTGAAATCGCGGTAGACAAGATAACCAAGAGCGTCATTCATATGATCATACCCCGCATCTTTGTCTGGGTCTCCTGCTTCTGTGTACGACTGAAGCTCTAAACATTCAATTGTTCGTTTGCAATTTGCGGCGACCTGCAACCTGACTTCGCCCTTTCCGTTTTCCAACAGAGCTTGTACAGAAGCCACCCGATCACGTACGGGAGGGTTGGCTTTTGGCGATTGATTGCTAAATCCGTAGGACTCCAAGATTTGGATATCTGTGCGTGAGGCATTCGTGCTTCTGTTACCGCCAGATGCGTCAGGGTAGACGTATACCTGGCGTCCATCAGCACGGCGTTGTATTTCTTGTGCCATAGCGTCGGTGTCATGCGCACCGCTGATCTCGTCGATCAGGAGAAGGTTGTTCCCAAGACGGCAACCAATGACTGCTGACATATTCCCGATATTGAAGTCAACGCCGACGCGTAGAGGCTCGTTGCTGACATCAGGAATATCAGTGATTACATGCTTGGCGCGATCAAAACGGTCATAAACCTGACCTGTTGTCAGATTCGTAAACTCTCCAAGCAAATACGCCTTTAACAGGCTGGGATCGTAGTTTGCTTCGAGACGTTCGATGAAGTCTTTCGGGAGGTGGGGGTTATCCACCGATCTCATTTTAATCAGTTTCCGATCAGGACGCTGTTGTGCTTCCTCTGTGCCAAACGTGTTCCACATCCAACGGAAGCCTTCAGGCGTTGATGCAGCCGCAAACTGTCGCACGTTGCCAGCACGCAAGCGACCAAGGATTTTAGGGAATGCTTTTTCTGCAATCGATGGCGTGACCGTATCAATTTCGTCAGCAAGTACCCAGGCAAGGTTCAAGCCAATGATGCGTGACCAGTTCTCGAAACTGCGACACAAGATCTTCGTGTCACCGCCTGGAAGGTGTAATACATATTCAGGCAGTGGAGAAGCCCTAAACGTATATGGGACTTCATATGACTCTAAAAAATTCTCGAAATCGTTCATCCAGATATCTCTGATCAAAGGACCAGTCGGTTCCATCACGCAACCCATGAAACCTTGGTTCAACACTGCGAGTATTACGCTTTTTGCAGCTAACGACCTAGTCTTGCCTGCCCCGTAACCTGCAGACAGGCCGATGATTTCTGTTGTCTGATCTTCTACGAAAGCAAGCTGACCAGGATGAAGATCTGATTTGATTCGCTGAACTAATTCTTGAACATCTAATTCTGAATTGTTTTCGCCAATTTTATGTAATACATGACCTGACGGTATCGCTGACAATACGCCCATTAATCGTAGATCCGAGCAAGTTTTGCCGCTGTATTAATGCAACCTAGCGCAGCTTGCAAATTCGATTGCTCCATAGCCTTTTTTTGAATCACTGAAAGTTGCGACAAAAGAACAGCGGTAAAAGCTTGACGATCGAGGTTGTAATCCTCTTCTAACTCTTTACGTGCTTCTGCGATGTACTCGTCTACACGCCGTTTCGATAGCCCCCATTCTTGAGCGCCATACTGCACTAAATCTTGACGTGTCGCTCCGTTCGCAAGCATCCGCGTCACTCGTGCAAGGCGAAATTGCTTTTCTACAGCTGTGCAACGAGGTTGAGCCATGTATTTACTGTAGTGAGGCGAATGAATCAAGCGCATACCAGACGTGGCTATTGCGGTAACCACCTGGATGCGTAGGGATAATTGGCGTCACGCCATGCCTGTTGCGATAAGCCGGATAGACAAGCATTGAACCATCTATTTGATCGAATGTCGCTCCGAACTCAGGTACATGCAGGTTTCCACCTTTGCTGTTGCGTCTTTTAGTGATGATGATGTTTATAGCGCCTTTGACGTTTGCATGGTCTTGATGGACCGCTGCAGCAATATTGCAATTACTGATAGTTGAGGTGAAGTTTTCGCTGAACGACCATTTTTTTGGAACACGCTTGGTAACAGCTTTGAGATGACCTTCGACCACCTGTGGAGCTGTAGCTTTCAATAAATTGAAGGCTTTGATTCCTGCTGCACTCATGGCGCGGCAAAAGGTTTTAGCGGTAGCAACGCTATGAACAGATGAACGCGACGCATAAGGTCGTCGCATGTGAGGTTTTGGCGGGCAAGAGCCGAGGATCGTGCTGTATTGCTTGACTTCAGCCGCTGGGTTATGCAAACCAGAAGAACGCCTCATATCAGATTTCGGGACTCGTTTGGTTCTGATTTCGGTGTCAGCAATGTTGATCAAATTCAAAAGGTCAGCCGGTAACTGAGTGAGAAACAGACCAACATGTGTACCGTCTTTATCCGCGAGGATACAGTCTTGGCTTACGTTTGCATCTATGTCTGGCACAGCATCGCCAATCTTTAAACCACTGTCATTTGGCTCTAGGGTCAGAATCGATAACTTCATTTACTAAAGCAGAAAACGTTTGTGCAAGCAGGAAACCAGCTTTGCTGCCAAACCGTTTCCCGTTGATCGTTGTAGCAAATGCTGTTCCAGGCAGCTTCTATTCGGTAGTCATTTTTTTGTTTATCAATGACAGACCATAATCTTGTTAGCGATGGGTCTATGTCAAAAGACCATTCATAAACGAGCTTTTTGAATTTTGATTGCGTGTTTTCAAGGATAGGCATTTCTGCACCCTCAATGTCCATTTTGCAAGCGTCGAAGTTTTTAGCCTCTTCATCAAAATTAAGACAGGGTACTTTGATGCCTTTATCGTTCCATTTTCGGACGATCGAGTTTCTCCAGACTTGACTGTTATTGCCGATAAACAAGGTTACGGTTTTTCTTTGGTCATGGACCAGAGCAGCCTGTTTGACCACTGCTTCAAAATTGTTTAAACGCAAATTACGTTTGATCATGTCCACGTTGTATGGATCAGGTTCGTAGACAGTGACCTTCGCCCCTAGCTTGCACGCCAGTAAAGCAAAAGCACCAACATTCCCACCACAATCCATCCATCGTTCGCCAACACCGATTTTGAGACCTCGTTTCAAATAGGTTTTACGCCCAACAACTTCTTCGAAAGTTTTTAGATCACTGAAGCCTGGACGATGATAAAAACGTATTGAACCGATCGAATCTTGCAGAAGCTTCATGAAGCTAATGCCTCGATCAGTTTCATGCCTACGTAGTCGCCACGTTTGCGAGCAGCATCGACTAGAGCCTTTGCCTCTTCATAGTCTTCAGCCCGGAACTCGATTTGAATAGCCTTTAAAACGCCATCAGCCAAATCACTAGTCGGATCATCTAAATCGTCTAGAGCAGAGTAATCAGGGTCTTCTGTAAACGTAGGGATGTCATCGCCCCAGCCAAGTAAGGACAAATCATAACCAGCGTCGCCCAACGCCTCAAGCTCAGCTTGCAAGACATGATCATCCCAAGTGCTATTAAGGGCGAGCTGATTGTCTGCAATGACATAAGCACGTTTCTGTTCTGTAGTTAGATGCTTTAGCTCAATGGTTGGGACTGTAGTCAGGCCCATTAGCTCAGCAGCCATAAGACGGCCATGGCCTGCAATAACGTTGCTGTCAGCGTCAACCAAAATTGGATTAGTAAAACCAAATTCTTGGATCGAGCGAACTAAGCGATCTAGCTGAGACTCTGAATGTTGACGAGGGTTGTTTTCATATGGCTTTAACTCACCTGCATTGCGTTGGATTATTTTCTCAGGAGCAATTGGCACAGTTGAAAAAATGATTCAGCACCATAGTAACCACATGTGTCAACGCGGATTATTTGCTTTCAACCAGTATTCAGTCAAGCGAATAATTTTCGGCTGAACAAGATGATGGCTGCTCACTATCGACCTGAATTCCCCGACCGTGACCATGAGGCTGCCATCTTCTAGGGAACGGATTTTGGCTACGGGCGTAAGCCTCTTTGAGTCGTTGCTCATAGCGGAGGAATGCTTGCAATTCATGCTGATCCTGGTGTGTGCGAAGAGATTTGTCCAGAGTCATCTAACAAACCCCAAAGAGCCATTCCACATAAATCAATTCTTAGTCACTTCTTCAACATTGAACGTATAGCCACAATCAATGGCATCATTTTTTAGGTTTTGAAGCTCCCGCTCTGTGTAGGCATATTCGGTCCATTCGAGTTCGCCGTCGAAGAATGCTTCGATGTAATAGGTAGGCTCAGAAAGGACAGAGAGCTTAAGCAAATTCTGGTCGTCCATTTTGTCTTGCAAATTTTGAAAAGATTCAAAAAGTCCAAGCATGTAGTTGTGATTGTCCATAAATTAGATAGTAGGCAAAGCGGGAAGAGTTTCTTGATGGTCGATTCAGTCCCAGGTGTTGTGGTACTGAGGCTTGCCGTCCCAGATACGGAAATACTTAATGCTGTCAGAAATACCTTCGACGCCATCCCAAAGCTGAATGCGCTTACGGAAGATGTTGCAATCTGGCGCTTGCACAGACGCGTCAGGAATTGCCTTGCCTTCGCCCTGGCCATCATCGCCAGTAACGATGCGACCGATAGGACGAAGCCAAACACTGGCCTTGGTCATGCGAGCAACGACGTAGAACTCAACGATCGTCATGTCGTAGCCGAAGCTAGAACAAATGATTTGATCAAGTTCGAACTTGTTGGTCTGAAGAGTTAATTGATCTGCTGTGACAGTCATTAGAGAAAAACGGTGCAGTTGTTTTCTGAGTGAATCATGGCATGCCAGAAAGTAAATCGCAAGCTAATCAAACAATGGATGTAGATGCAATTTGATTTCGTCGCCGACCCAAGTCATGGCACTAGATGGAATTTCTACTTCTGGCACTTGTGCTGTGTACCAACGATGATTACAGCTAATGCAATGCCGACGACGAACAATTTCGTAAGGGCCTTCAACAGTCCTTTTTGTAGTCACAACATGAACGCGGAAAGACCCGCATTTTGGACATTTCATCATGCTTTTTTGTTGATAGCAGATAAAGCACAAATAACAGTGCAGACGATTGGCTCTAGTTGGTGCCGTGGGATGAAATGGTATCGACGAGTGATTGCATCAATAGCCTTATCGATGGCGTCACGTCCCTGTGAAAGGTGGACTGGTTTGTACGGAGGAA